CTAATAGCTACGTCAAAAGAACTTGTGTTGCTTGACTGTACTTTAAAAGGTGTACCACCTTCTATTATTAGCGGTTGGGTTAATAATTCTGTTGTAACATTAGCTGTTAATGCTGCAGATTTAATAGCTGTAATGCTGTTGTTTGTAATAGTAACACTAGGTGTTCCAGCAGATGTAACTAATATTGATTTTATAATATAAGTTTCACTAACCAAAGGGTTACCAACGCCTAATGGTGTAAGTGCATTGCCTGTTGTATCATTATCTATACCTGCAAATTTATACTGATTTACTACTGCCATTAATCTAAAAAGAGACTTCTAGCCTCTATCTCCTGTTTTAATTCT